TGGTGGTTTTACCAGATGAAATAGTGGGGTATACTGAACTAAAAAATTCTTCAGAAATGTTCTGAGGAACGAATGCAAATTCATCTAAGAAAATAATATTGAAAGTTCCACCTCGAATTGCAGATCCAGAAGTCGAACTAGCAAGAATTTTCGAGCCATTTTCTAGTTCTATATTTCCTTTATTCCAAATCAGAATTCCTTGTTGCAACCATTTTGGCATATGTTCGTATGCAAGTTGCAATCTTCCAAGAAGTTCCATCGCAGTTGCTTTTTTGTTTGCAAGAACCGCAACCGAAACATTCTCGTTAAACAGAATATAATGAAGAAGATATGCAAGGATTGTAGTTGACTTACCAGATTGGCGAGCCATTTTACAGATCACAAAACGTTCATTGTGAAATTTGTGTATCATGTCTTTTTGATAATCACGAACATCAAAATCAATCAATCCTTCATCAACAGAAACAATTTTTACATGTTCATGGACAAAATGAAGGGGGTCTTGTTGACATCTAACATACTCTCCAACCTGTTCTTCAGAAAAATCTTGAGGAACATATGCGGATTTGAGTAAAGGATTACCTAAGTAGGTTTTATTTTCTATCATTTTTAATCACGTTTTGGATAATATGGTTGTCTTGATGGATGGCCTGGTGATGCAAGTTCTGCATATCTAATTCTCAGGTCTGTCATCAATTTTTCAAGTTCTTCTAATTTTTTATATCCATCTGCAATATCTTTATTGATTTGCGGTATTTCTGATTGTTCGACTCGATGAAGAACTTTGTCTAAATCCATGACCGTTACAAATATCCACGTTATACTTCCAATCAATGCCGCACAAATAATTGGTAGTGCTGCTTTGAATAACGAATGTTCTGCTATATATTGCATTGTTTGTACAGGCATTTTACCTTTGTTCTTTTAAAGTTGTTACATATTTTGCTATAGCATGATCTAATCCATCGGTTTTAGAAATTAATCCATTATCGTTGTCTGGCCCCCAATCCAGAGTTTGACTGTTTATAAAAAGTCCTGTATGAGCGTAAGGCCAAGGAGGAGTAAAAGGGATAGGATCGCTACGGCGAACCACCCTCTAATGAGTGGGTTGTCCTTCAGACAAAACTTGATTAGAAACTTTTGGTGATCCGTAAGAGAAAATTTGAACATTGTTACCTCTTTTGTGAAGCCACATTCCTATTATTTGTGCAACGGCTCCACCTAAACTGTGACCTGTAACGTGTACAGTATGTTCAATAGTATGAGTATTATCTAAAATTTGCATTATAGTTACAGCGACATCTCTAAATCCTTTATGAAGTTTGATTCCTGTACGAGCATCATCTACTAATCTTACATCAATATCAGATAGTACATTTGCATCGTTTGCTGTGCCTCTAATAATAATTATTGATATTCCACTTTCTTGTTTTACCTCAAACGCAACTTCATCTTTTTGATCACCACCACTATCGTAAATTGCTTTACAATACTCTGCGTGTTCAATGAGTGAAGTTAGTGTAACTGGTAAATTTGACTTATCACCACTACCCAAATCATTATGTTTTTTGTCGTCTTTATTGTGCTTTGCACAACTAGTGAGAATCAGGCTTATCGCCATTCCCATTAGTAATTTCTTTATGTTTATTCCAAGATGTTGCACCTAATATTGCTCCAAAACTCAAATGTAACATGGCACCCCCTTGTAATGTAAGGGGAATCCATCTACTAGTGTTCATTTTTACTTCATCACTCATCATTGTCATGCCTATGTTCCACATCAAAGGAGCAATGAAGAAGTCTACTATACAGAGAAACAAATAAACTATTGCTGCCCAATCTCTCCAATGTTCATGTATTGTTTTGTTTATACTCATAAAACATTTTGTACTATAAATACTGTTATTGCACCAACCATGCCCCAAAGAAAACTAGAATAAGACCATTTTAAAAATTTATATTTATTCAATGCGAGGACTTTCCCTTGTCCGTAAATATCTCCAGCCATTGCATCGTATACTTTATCATCCGTCATCAAAGTTTCCGCATAATCTTCTTTATATTCTTCTATCGATAAATGTGCAAAATGTCCGAAAAACAAAGGATTAAATAAAGGAGAATCCCTATCTATTTCCTTAGATCCTTTCGTTTTAGGATAATCTGTGTTTGGTATAATTGCAAAAATTGCAAATAATAAAGCAAAAAAACTACCAATTGCAAATGTTAGTAGTGGCCATTTCATCGTTTCATTATCTAGGTTTGCAATGGTTATCGAAAACACAATCGATGCAACAGTAATCATAATATTGGCTTTTTGGTCTGCCATTAGACCTAATCTCATTTGATTTCCGTGATTGACACGCAAAATATTATCTACTGAAGTACGAAATTCTGGTACTTTTTCAAAATGATTTATTTTCGATTCTCCATCTGCAAGAATCTCTTCCGACTTGGAAAACGGTGTAACGTGTGACATACTTTCTTATTTAAGAGGTGGTGCATATAATAATCCTCCATGATTGTATAATCGATTTAATCCACGTTGTAATCCAAGTGGGGTTTTTTCACCTACATTCCTTTCATATATTTCTTTATAATTTCCAATTTGTTTAATTATATCATAAGACCAAGTTGCACTCAATCCTAATTTATCTCCAAGATGAGGATGATCTTCACCATTTTTCTCACCCATAAATCTTTGGATGTATGGGTCTATATGATTCTTAAAACTGTCTATGTTCTTTGAATTTATACCCATTTCTTCTGCAATAAACAGAACATATACTGTCCATCGAACAATATCTGACCATTTCTGATCTCCATACTTAACAACTGGCCCTAATGGTTCTTTTGAGATAATCTCTGGAAGTATCATGTGACGAGCAGGATCATTAAAACTTAATCTGTTTGATGCAAGACCAGACCTGTCAGTACCATACATATCACAGTCACCTCTTTTATATACGTTCTTTGTCTTTTCGGTGGGTTTTACTGCGACAGGGATATAGTGTATTCCATGCAATTCCATAAAGTCTGCAATGTTCTTTGCTCCAGTTCCAGTAGAACTAAAACATATCCTTGCACCTTCCATCTGTTTTGCAGAGGATACACCAAGAGTTTTTCTTACAATGAATCCCTGACCATCGTAATAGGTTGTGGGCATGAATTCCAGTTTCTTTGCAACATTCCTCGTAAATGTAAACGTGGTTGTAGCAGAAAGAACATCTATAGAACCATCTATCAAAAATTCAAATCGTGTTTTTCCATTGACTATAGTAAATTCGATTGCATCTGCATCACCGAACATTGCGGCTGCAATAGCACGACAAATATCAACATCAAAACCTTCCCATCTATTACCATCTTCTATATGCCACATTTCTTGTGAGAAGCCAGGAAACTCATCATTGGTTCCACAAATGACATTTCCTCTTTCTTTTACACGATTGTATGTTGTACTATACGTTGGATTATATTCTTCTTTTATAACAACTACTGGTTCTGTCAGGTCAGCAGGATTTCCTTCAGCTGTAGACATAGCCATCATCCAAAATGCCCAAATTATAGATACAATTACTTTCCCTACCATTATCATTGCAATGCCCGATATATTGTCAGAAGTTCTTCATCAGCAATCGGGGCGGTCATAGTATAATATCGTTGATGTCCAACCAACATGAATGCTTTAATGTCAGAAAAACTTGGATATTTCATTAAGAGATTGTGGAGAAGATAATCTGGACTTAGGTGACAGGATGCACATTGATTGTCCTTCGCAAATACTCTGGTTGATTTCTTGAATCGTTCTGATTGTACTAATACTGAACTTAAATCCTTTTCCATCCATGTGACTTTTTCATCTATTGAAGGAACAAGTACGAAAATCATATATGCCAACAATCCAATTATAGTGTATATCCATATTTTACTTGATGCGACTAAATTTTTGGTTTCTATCTCTATCTCTTTTACTGGTTCCAATTCCATCACATCAACATTTTCATCTGCAACTTTCTTTGGTGCTTTGTGTTGTTCTGCCATAATTTACCTCACTTCTTTCCAGCTTCGTTTAATTTCTTAGTGATTTGTTGTTGAAACCACTTGAGAACAATAGGTATGCTCACGTTGGATGTTAATCCAAAAAGATAACCAATAGGATACCGATAACTTTCATTAGCTGCAAGTTGTGGAACATTTGTAAATACAATTGAAATCAACAAATATCCAGTTGCTGACATTCCCATATTGATAATCAAATCAAGTAGAATCAACCATCCGTGGCCACTGTACTTGTCCTTATTATCATTCCTATAATTGAATAAAAATATCCAAAATGAAGAAAATAATACCAATCCAAGCATCATCATTTCGGAAGTGTTAAATAAATCAAGCATTTTGTTTTGTCTCTCTCTTAACCAATTTTAATAAGTCAGCAGTACTACCAACGAATAATGCATTGGTTACATTTTTCGGTGCATTATTTGGAACCTCTTTAAG